AGCGCGTGATCCCTTGTTCATATTTACACCTCCCTCACTTATGCTGCGCCGGTAATACCAGCGAGTAGTTGTGCTATATCTGGACGTTGACCAGCAGCAGGGGCCGAACCAGCTTGTTCTTGTGGAGGTTGCTGCGAGGCAGTAGCGGGGGCCGCACCTGCTGCTGGAATCTGTTGCTCCATACCTGGTGCCATAGGTGGCATCTCTGGGGTTGGTGCTGGTTCTGGCATAAATGCTTTTTCAATAATGTTTTCTAGGGCTTGTCCCTTTTGGCGACCTTGGATAACAGATGCGATACGGCTGATAATCTGTGAAGGGTCTTGGCCTTGCGCCGCGAGTGCCGGTATCGCCTGAGCATACTGAGCAACAGCAACGCGCAAAGAATCACGCATCTCTTCAATGTCAACACGTTGTTCCTCCTGTGTAACGTTAAGATCCATTGGGATCTCACGACGTACATAGTCGCGTGATACGAGTTTATCTGAACGCATTTGTAGCAAAGCAATAATGGCACGGTTAGGATCCATACCAGACATAATTCCGTAACGGACATCTACGCCATACTCACCCTTGATATCACGTGATGGGATGTACTTGAGTACATAAGGTGTTCCATCGTCGGTTCCCTTAATAGTTTTAGGGATTCCGCCAAATACTTTCTCGTCTGCTTCAAAACAGATAGCGGCAAGTTCTTGGAACATACGAGCAAACTGCGCTTGTGCTGCCTTGATCTGTGTATCAAATCCAGCCTGTAGAGCTTGCACTCCGCGACCTGTAACAACGGATGCGTCAATGTTGCCTGAGCGAGACTCTGGGTAACGAGCACCAAGGCGTAGTTCACGCTCAAGAACACCGGACTCAGTAAAGACTCCAGCAGGAAGTTCTAGTGGTACACGACGGATACCTTGCGGATTAGCAGAACGCATAATCGCATCAGGTCCAAGTGCCAACTCTTGTACATCCTGTGGGATAGCAATAGGTGCTTGGATGGACTTCTCAGCAGCTTGGATCTGCAATACTGCAAAGCGAGCACGAGCAAGTTGTACTGAGAGTACATCATCAAACTGACCGCGTGCTTCGCCATCTAAGGATGAACGCATAATGACAGATGCCATTGGTTTATTTAATATGTTAGGTGTACGAGATAGAACAAGATTCTTACGCTCTGGCAAGTAGAGTAGATCTTGATCCTTATCGTGATACTTAACCATTGAGATATAAGGAGAGGATAGTTGGTACTGATTGCGACCTAGTATCTGCTCATAGAACTCTGGATACTGTGCAGCTAGTGTCTCTGCATCTGTAACAATAACTTGTGTAACAGATAGAACTCGACCATAGCGGTCTAACTCTGGGTATGTACCAAATGGATTGAGCATACGGATACGAGGATTGTTGTCATCGTAATCCATCTCAACCATACCTACACCAAGACCGTATGTGTTATACCAGTCTGCTGCGGTGTACATTTGTAGTTGCAAGTCAGAGTTTGTGACGTAAAAGTTAGCGATACGCGTGCGAGTATCTGCAGCCTTACGTGCAGTATCGGAGACCATATTGGTTGCTGAACAGTTAAAGGATGGCAGTGGTGCCATTGCTTCTGCTAGGTCACGGGCTGCTACGTCAATGAAGTTGGCAACGAGAGGCTTTGGATAGTCCTCTGAAAACATCGAAGGAAATACCTTGGAGATATCTCCTTGACGTACCGAAAGCACATCACGCATACGTTGGTCACGCGCTGATGAGCGTGTACGTAGGCGCGATAACTTCGCGTCAACTTCTTTGACTGATAACAATGGAACTCCTAATAACGGGGGGTAAGACTATTAACGCTTTGGCTTATCTTTGCCATATCGAACTGCTGGTGTTCCTGTTTTACCGGATTTAACAGCGTCTCCAACTTGTTTAATTTGCTTTTTCAAATCGTACTTAGCATACATTGCTTGCTTATTAGGCGGTGTGTTGGTTCCAGGTTTTGGCTTTCCTGCTGCAGTTGCTCTTACAACTGTACCAACTGCTGTTGGAATATCGCGCACTTCACGTGCTACTGTCTTTGCACGATTTACAACCTTAGAAGTTAACGAAGGTTGCTTCTTTGCTGCAGCTACTCTAGTCTTTGCTTTAGCAGCAGCAGACATAGGTGCTGGTGAGTATGAGGCTTTTTTTGCCTTTGCTGCCTTTTCTGCTGCATCTCTTTGGCGAAAAGAAATTTGCAACTGAGTCTTTGCGCCAGCAAATCCTGCGGCTCTTTTATCATTAGCAGACATACGCTTTGGTGAATATGATGTTGCTGCCTTCTTTGCTGCTCGATTATCTGGAGCAAGTTTTGCATTTCCTGCCATTGATCCCGCCTTGACTGTTTTATTGCTAGTCTTAGGTGCAGCAGATGATGAAGCAGTAACTGTAATTTTTCTTGTGCTTGGCTTTGTTGGTTTTTGCGCCATTTCTATATCTCCTTAGATTACTCTCATTTTGTTTTGTTCTGCGAACGCTTCTTCTAAGTTGATGACTGTTCGCTTGCCTAGCTCTTGGCGAGATAGGAATGGATTTTTCATATGGTGGGTGGCATACTTTCCGTAATTGAGCATCTCACGTGCGCGGATCTCACAGAACCACAAGGCCATCACCATATCGGTCTTACCCTTAGTCGTTGGAGTCCAGGTAATTAACTGCTCTATCAGAGCCTTAACGTTCTCGGTCTGATCGCTTGGTAGATGTATTAAGTTATCTCGATGGTGCTTACCATCAAACTGCTTGGTACCAAAGAGGGTAGACATAGAGGCCACACCGAAGCCGGCATCCCATTTGTTAGAACCAGTGTGATGTTCCTTGAACTGCACTCCGCGTGAAGCCAAGTGCATACGGATACCTTCATCCTGCGTTAGGAAGGATTGGAAGGCGTTCTTTTCGACGATCCACTCTGAGGGGGCGTAAAGGGATGTCCAATCAAAAATAAGATTACGGATATCGGCTGGAGACGGACGGCTAATCTTGATAGCATCTACTATGTACCTCTTGCTTGTTGATCGGTCAATGGCATAGCAGATAGCTGCAGTATCGCCAATCATTGCAGGGTCTAGTCCACAGATATAAGTAAAGCCGTTTAAGTCTCTAGGATGGCCTGGGTGACCTGCAACTAGGTTACCTGCCTTACGCATACCGTCAATAGATCCCTTAACACATACAGGATCAAAGGCAGCGTTTTCAGAAACATCCTGCTGTTGATATACCAAAGCCCAGGTGCTTGCATCCATCGCTTGGCGTTCGTTGTAAAGGTTACGTCCTGACCAGCGAGGGTATAGGCCGTCCTCGTTCTTGTCAGATTCTAACTGTCCATCAAATGGAGCATCGGATGCTGGCCATAATGTAACCCACTTGTCGGGATCTTCATCTGCTTCAAGCAGGGCCGGCATCGCTAGATACTTCCAAGGAACTTGACCACCAGGGTAGCGGTCCTCTGAGCGTAGCTCGCGGTATAGATCTACCGAGGCCACACGAGTTCCGATAATAATCAGTTTACCCGTAGGGTTAAGACGGGAGCGCACATCCTGAGTCAACCAGCGGATCTGCTTCTCAAACTCATTGGCGTTCTTCAAGGTTACCGCGTCGTCTACAATAATCATATCGGCACGCTTACCGTAGATCTGACCACCGATACCAACGGCTTCGATATTCGGGTCCTTCTCAGATGACTCACGGAGTTCATCACCGAAGGTGACGCGGGTTGCCTGCCAGGAGGCAGACTTAGAGTTAAACCCTACGCCAGCAGCATAGGCGGTCTGTAGATCTTGATACATTGGATGCGTCAGACGTTGCTTGATGGCGTAGAGAAAGTCAGCAGCTAACTGCTGCGTTTGTGAGACTATCAATACTCTAAAGTTAGGATTCCTACATACCTGCCAGGTCACATAGTCTACGGTGATCGTAATAGACTTGGCGTGGTTGGGCGGGATATTTATCAGGACGCGGTTTGCTGCAAGTCCTGGCTCAAACTTCATAGAGGGATGCAACCACCCTGGCTCTCTACCTTCGATTACATCTACGATGTTCTCTTGATGAGGGAAAGTCTTGCTATGCAGGAAACGTTGGCGGAACTCTGCAAAGGTTAGGTCGTGTACGTCACCGGAGGCAAACTGCTTATCCTTTAACCCTAAGCGGGTTCGATCTACCTTATCTGCAAAGACCTTATCTGTGCGACGGTAATACTCATAAGTCTTAATGGATTTGCCAGCAGAGGCAGTTGCTGCCTCAACGGTCATACCTTCTGCGACAGCGCCAAGGATGACTCTCTTTGCTATGTCAGCCGAGTTGTCAGCCATTAAACTTCCAGTCTATTTCTTTTTCTTTTTAGTTCCAGCATAATATGCCGTTGGAATACCAACAACTGCTGTTCCTTGGGCGACTTTCTTTTTAACTACTTCTTTGCCAATAATTGGCTTAAAAACTTTTTCTGCTGTAGCAGCACCTTCTACAATTTTTTTAGTACGCTTAGTATCAAGAGCCTTAAATGTTCCTAAACGTTGTGCTTCTGTTGGTGGCTTTTTTGTATACTTAACTGCTTTTGCTGGTTTAGTTGTTTTTCTGCCAGATCGGGAAACTGTGGTTACTGTATCTTTTACTTTTGAACTAATTTTTTTTCCTGCTCCAGAAGGATATGCTGGGGCTTTAGTTGATTCAGCAATTTTTTGTCCAACTTTATTAGCGCCTTTAATGGCTGGCTTGGTTCCGGCTTTTTCAATCATAACCTTGCCTATTTTTTTTCCACCAGCTACTACAACTTTACTAACAGTTCCAGCACCTTTGGTACCACCAATCATTAATAAGTCTTTGGCGGTTTGCTTGACAGCTTCTTTGGCAGCGTATTTAAGTTTGTTTGCAATACTGCGTTTATCTTTAGCGGCCATTATTATTCTCCTAATACCGGACGGGCCGGAATTGATTTTATTATCGGGCTGAGGAATTTATCGGATCTAATATTTAGATAGACCCAGGACAAAGATTTGTAACTTACTAAGTAAGTGACTCATCTTCGTCTGCAGACTATCGGGCTTTGATAGTCCTCACCCGACTAAATAGCGCCGCTAGCCGGACTGGTCGGGCTTAGCGCCCGAGCGAGCCACAGCGAAGTGAGGGGTAAGTCGGTACTCGGCCTAGGGGCCTCGCAAGAGGCCAACCGAACGGGTCGCAAAGGTCTTCCCCGCTTTGCTCCCCTACTGTATATAAGGCAGGAAATTTACTGCATTTCCCGTTTTATTTATGTGACGTTAGTCACATACGGTATAAGTGCTGTTCAGAGCCACTTACAGCTTCACTTTAGCAAATATTTTTTGTTGGGGAGTATAGACATATACGGACAAAAATTAAGCAACGGGGGGTCTTGTTTTTTTGTGGAATTGCCTACCCCCTACCCCCTGCGCGGTCTAGTCTGGCGGTCTATGGGCAAGGGTATAGGCAAAAGGGTAGCGGTGACTCTACTATCGGCGCAGAATATCATCACACTATCGGCGGTGCGCGACCCTTAATATCTACCGATCTGGCGCGGTCTAGCCTTATCCCATAACCCCTAGCGATTAAGTAATGACCCCGCAGCTCTAGCCCTGCACCCGTGCACCTTGCTAGTGGATCAAGATCTAACCCGTGCAGCTCTAGCCCTTGCCACTATCGGGCAGCGATCACCCTCACCGCCTATCTCTAACACCTTAGACACTTAGGCCGATAGTGTCCACCGTGTTATCGATATAAAGTGTGACGCGTATCATATAAATAAATAAAGAATAAAGTGCGCTAAGTGTTGCAGCTCTAGCCCTATACGGTATAGTAACGCATATAGATAAGAGCTATCTATAAACTACCGATTGGAACTATTATGAAAGAGACACCTAGCATTAAGGCGCAGCTGCGCGGTATCACCGATCAAGAATTACAGCGTGAAGAGCTAGTGAAAGAGTACTTTAACGGTGAAGAGCGCGTCACCGTGTACACAATTCTAAGGCGCGTAAGTGCTAGCGGGATGACCCGCCATATATCTTTAAAGATCGCGCAGGGTGGCGAGATATATGACATCACCTTTAACGCAGCTCTAGCCCTAGGCGAGAAGCTGCACGAGGTAAACGGGTTTAACACTATAAAGGTAAACGGCGCGGGGATGGATATGGGATTCCACCTAGTCTATAACCTCTCTAGCGTGCTCTTTCACGGGCAAGAGCGTGCAGGATACAAGATCGCGCAGCGGTGGTTATGATGAGCGCGGTAGCGTTTAAGTGTTACGGGTGCGGGGCTAGCTGCCTTATGCCCGACACCTTTACCCCCGTGCACTTTACGGGCAGACTAGCTCACCTCTCGCGGGGTTATTGCACGGTATCGTGCGCCCGTGTAGAGCTTAACCGCCTAATAAGTGAGCACGCTAAGGGGGTAAACGCGTGAAGATCACTAGGCGCGGGCGTATCGTGCGGGCGTTACTTATCGGGGCGGGGATAGCTCTCGCTCTATGGTTCACCTCTAGCCGTCTATGGTACACGCCTGCGGGCTATTGTATCGGGTCAATGGTTAGCTGCGGGGCGTAGTGGCGTACTATCTCGCACGGGTTAGCCCGTGCGGGGTAGTCTGCACCTAACAATAGGGCAGAATAGAGGGGGCTAGATTATGGATAGTATCTGCATAGAGTGCGGGGATATATCTCTCGCTTATCAGGGGTACAAGGTAAATATCTGCGCTAAGTGCGCTCAGGATAGAATAAATAGATATTTTAGCGCGAGGGGGCAATTATGAGCGCAAGAGTGGAGCTACTTATTACCCGTGAGGGTAATGCGGTAATCGGTAATTTTTACCGTGTAGTGGCCTACCGTGAGAGCGTGCGATTAGGTGAGAGAGTGTACGCGGGCTATTCTAAGCGCGAGAGTGTGCGCCTAGCGCGTGAGCTTGTTAGAGAGAGAGGGCGATTAGACTAATGCTAAAAATAGACACGATAGGGCAAGAATATTGCCTACCCTGCGCGGATAGTTTAGAGATAGAGGGCGTGATAGTAGAGCGCGAGGGTAATTGTATAGAGTGCGGTTAAGTAGTACGGTATAGTACGGCAGGCAGCTAGGCTATAGGTTATCTATCGCTCTCTCTTATCGGTAGTAAGAGAGGGCGGTAGAGGGCAACTAGCCCTAATAGATACGAAAGAGAGAGAATATATGACTACACTAGAGGATAATAAAGTAGCGGTAAATTATGTAGAGGTAGCGGGCGTTACCCTATTAAGACTATTAGAGGGCGTGAGCACACACGCGGGTACGGATAAGAGTCTGCCTACACTTAACGCGGTACACGTGGAGAGTGAGGGCGGGGTATTTAAGGCTAAGGCTACCGATAGATACCGCTTGATCGAGGGTACTCTACTTAGCGTAGACGGGCGGTTAGAGCCTAGCCTTATTCCACTCTACGATATTAAGAGAGTAATCGCTCTATGCAAGGATCATAAGGCTAACCGCGTGCAATTCTCCCGTATCGGGGACACGATTACCGTGAGCTCACTAGGGGACGCGATTACCTTTACCGTATCGGGCGGTACTTATCCACCTACTGAAGAGCTATTAGCTAAGAGTGAGGGTGAGCCTAGCGCGATAGATAGCATAGCCTTTAATCCTGCATATATGGCCGATTACGCTAAGATCGCGGGTAAGGGTGCAGCTATTAAAGTGTACTTTACGGGCTTAGGTAAGCCTATGCGTGTAAGAATTACGGGTGACGCGATTAAGTGGCGAGCCTTACTTATGCCTATGCGCTATACCGATTAAGTAGTGGCGTACTATCGTGCTCTACTTATACGGTAGAGTGCGGTAGTATCTTACTACAATAGTAGGATAATTTAGAGAGAGGATATAGCTATGCAATTACAAGAGGTAGATACGGTACAAGATCTCAAAATATGGGTGGAAGAGAATATGCAAGGAGCTGAGGTCTATGAGGATATGTACGGGACGCTAGTTATCCGTACTAATTTAATATCCACTATGGGTGGATACCTACACGAAAGAGAGGGAGAGTAATGCTAAGTAAGAGAGAGATACTAGAGATCATAGAGAGTACGGCTAGCTTTAATGCCCATATTGAGGGAATGGATACCCTTAACGGGCAGGCGCTAGGTCTAGTGATGGATGTAGCGGGTGTAGACGGTGAAGAGTGGAGCGATGAAGAGTGCCTAGAGATTATCAAAGAGATTGTAGATCACGCTAATAACTACCGTAATACGCACGATTGGGAGGATTGATGAGCGATTACTATTATGCGGTAGATCCCGCCTTTGATGATAATTCTGAATGGATCAAGTGCGCGTGTGGGAGAGAGTATGACCGCAAGGAATATAATTCTGACACTTGTGATGAGTGTGAGAATGAGCTAACCAATAAACAAATGAGAGAGGGCAAGTAAATGAATAAAGAATATCTCATAGCTAAGGCTAATCTATGCTCGGAATTGGCGCAGGAGCAATTAGCCAATGGCGACAATGAAGAGGGAGTGAAGAACCTCAAGCGTATGATCCGTGCGCTAGAGGAGATAAATATGATTAATTACTTAGAAGAGAGGAGAGGGCGAGAGTGAGCTTTCATCCTAAAGAATATGATCTCATCAACCTCTATGAGGTTACTGATGAGCAAGGGATAGCCCTATGGGGCGGCAATAATGAGGGCGAGGCCATCATCTGGTGGCTCAAAGGTAACCAAGCTGGCCGGATTTTGGTATCAGCGTGGGACAGCAATGAGGAGGATGCCTATATGATCGGTAGACCGATAGATATTACCGATATCGTGGCCAGAACCTACGATTATTATGGGCTAGACTGATGAGCTTTACTATCGGGATCATCATAGTATTACTGATAGCCTATGCACTTATAGTTACGGAGGATAAAGTCAATGACGGAGATCGCTAGAAGGATAGAATCTGCCAAGCGTAGCGCGGTGGTATATCGCAATTATCGGCGGGCGAGGGAGAGGGCTATGACACGCCTATCCAATGCTTACCCTGAGACATACAAAGAATTACTCGAACAGGAGAAAATTGTAGATGAACAGATGGGTAAGAAGTGGCTTGATATTGACGGCAGTACTGGTCAGTCTATGGATCTTAATTCCAGCACACCACCTACGGGTGGAAGAGAGAGAGGGCAAGCCAGCTCCGATCCAGACGAAGGCAACAATGGAGGAGAAGCGTGAGAATAAAGCACTTATCGTTAGTTACCTCCGTGCCCTCGGTTACGATGGGCAGCAAAGAAACTGTGCCATCACCTTATGGACCCGTGAGAGCAGGCTTGACCACCTCGCCGATAACCCAAGATCAACGGCTTTCGGAATTGCTCAGCTCCTTAGAGAGCGCAGTAGAAAACCTGAACTACAAATCCTTCACGCTATACGATATGTTGAACACCGCTATCGAGGAAATTTCTGCTCTGCTCTCAAACACTCAGACAGAAGAGGGTGGTACTGATGTATAGATACTGGCTACTCTTCGGGATCAAGAGAGGGTGGATAAGCCCACCTTACTGCGCCACGCACGATGGCAACTTTGATTATATGACTGAAGAAGAACTCTATGAATGGAATGAAGGTGGCGATCCCTGCCACGTAGCTATATCCGTGCTACAATAATCTTGCCCTCCTTTCGGAAGCCTAGCCCTCACCGAGTTACCCTCTTTCGCGGTGGGGGTTAGTGCTTTCTACCCACCATTACTGTAGAACCCTGGACCCTTGAAGGTGATAGCGGGAGAGGACCAACTGCGAGACATAGATTGGTGGCAGTCGGTACAGATAGGGTTGATGATCTCAGCGTGGATAGACTGCTCGATCTCTCTGGTGCTACCGCAGTCACACTTGAAAGCATAAATCATAGCTTCACCGCCTCTTCTACACTTAAATAACCTACCAACTTATCAACCTTAGACTTGTTAGCAAACTCTGATGTGGCTGGCATACGATGAGTGACCCACTCTGGCTCTGGTATATCCATCAGATCAAAGGAGTAGATACCAAGCGGGGTGGAGTTAATATAAAATGGGATAAGATCACGCTCTGCTGACTGCGTGATGAGCTTGCGATACTTCATCTCTTCAATGAGCAGTGTGTCATAGTGTGTATAGCGACACTTGAGTTCGATGTAGTGTCCGGCCTTGGCACTGATGCAGTCAAAGGAATCATAGATTCCAGGGCTACGCTCTAAGTCAGGGTACATACTCTCTTTGAGATGGTCAAATAACTCTTGTTCTTTCATCGCCAAGGTGTCTCTCCGCCCAGTTCATCTTGCAATCTACGCAGTGAGTTACTACATCTGCGATCAGCAGTAGATACTGCACACTCTAAGAATGATGCAATCTGCTGCAAGGTAGCGTTATCGTAGTGACGCATACGCAGTACTGCCTGATCCTTCTGATCTAGTTTAAGATAACACTTCTTAATATCTATCAGGCTAGCAAGCAGATTGCCACCTTCTGCTGGACTAGATGATCCGCGTGGTTGACCATCGTTAATCATCTCCTGCATCTGCTCTAGCACTGTGCCATCTATGATGGATGAGATAACAAAGGGTAGTAGTTGGCCAAGGGTAAAGGTCTGGTAATAAACTTCATCGTTGGTCTGATAGCCAGACTTGTTAGCCTTCTCCTTGCGTGCATAGCGTTCGACTGCACGCTTCATCTGCCAAGCGATACGGCTTTGGTTATGCTCTAACTCTTTAGGATCTTCAACGCTCATCTGCTCAGTGATGTAGGCATTACGCGTAACGGCCCACGCTATACACTCTTGAGTAACATCTTCCTTCTCCACCCAATGCTTGTAGCGCCGGTGGACTGCATAAGAAACAGAAGATGCTAACTCATAGACAATCGGATGCAACTCAGTCACAATCAGTAACTTCAACCTCTGGCCATACGCCATCTAAGACCATCATCGCAATAGCAGAGTAGTTCAATAGATCGAGGAATGAATCACGCAAGGACTCATTACTAGGCTGCACTCCTGAGTCAAGCAGGTTGTTGATGCGAGCTATCTTGTCCCACATACGTACACGCAGACCATTAAGTGGTCCACCTGGTGAGTGAGCAATATTCTTTGGGCCGTAGTCGTGATGCTTACGGATAAGTAAGTTACCTGCTGCATCCATAATACGCCAGACATCTGTAGCAAACTCAGGGTTTACCTTGTCGGTGTAGGGCGCAGTAGAACTGTCTCTGTTTCCATATTGATCTCTAGGATCTGGAAGCCCATATGTTCCAAAGTCTGTACCATCTGTA